AGGGGGCTACTACAATAGCAAATACAGTAGATACTACTAAGAACCTGCGAACTATAGCACCACCGTCACGTTTTGCAGCGGCATCAGCCGAAGCATCTGCTGTCTGCTGGGACGTAATCATGCGCTCAAACTGGCGAGCCTGACTCTCCATCTGCGTGCCAATGAGCTTCATTACGAAGCCACTGATTCCTCCTCCAAGCATTGCTAGTAGTTCTGGTGTCATATTATTTCTTTAGGAGTTCTTTGATTACTTTAACTGCAGATGCAGTCATATAGATGAATGTCGCTAGTCCTACGCAGAAACCAAGAGTTCCGTTAACAGGAGAAATTTCAACAGTAGCAATAAAGCCCCCCGTTCCGATGATTGATTTGTATATTATATCTTCCATTAAACTAAATTGACCCAAGCTCCGTTCTCGTATCCTTGAAATTTGTTGAGTGTGCTGTTGTAAATAACCATTCCGTTAGATGCTGTTAGAGCATCTCTCGCTGTAGTTGTTAGTGATCCAAATTGAACAAAGCCGTTTGATTTAATGTTTCCATCAACTTCTAGAGCCTCGGATGGTGTCGCTCCTGTCCCTATTCCTATAGATCCAGAAGTAACTATAATTCCGTCAGATGTAATGTTCGTTACGTTATATAAATTACCGAACGCATCAGTTTGAAAGTTGCCACCAGACGCGCTTAGTGTTCCAGAGGATACGATGTTACCCGTTACATGTATACCCGTATCGCTAACCTCTAGTCGCCTATTGGGAGTTGCTCCTGTTGCTATTTCAAACTTCCGTCCTCCTTCAACTTGAATATATCCAGCGTTAAGTGTTTGACTTCCATACAGGGCATCTGATCCAACAAAACCAAGATTCATCGACTCTACATTACCAGTAGAAGCCTCCCGCTCGTCTCTTTTTATTTTTAGAATAGGATTCGATGTGCTGGCAGTGTTATCCGTATCCATCGCTATAACTAAAGAGGTTTCATTATCTGAAGTAAATAGACCAGCACCCACAACTCTTATTGCCTCATCAGCCATACCTCCTGTCGAGTGACCTCCGACTACGTGCAGTGCACATTTTGGGTCATTGTGGTTAATTCCAACTTTGCCGATAACAACACCAGCGGTTTTCTTAATTACCATTAAGTTGTTGGGAGTTTCATCAAAATCCCTAAACCTATGCTCTGCAGAGTCGTATGTTACTGGTGAGCCAGTATAGGCTTGTATTTCGTTTGTAATTACTCGAGGAGCAGTTACGTCTCCAGTGAATGTAGGTGATGCAATTGGTGCTTTTGTAGCAATAGCGGCATCAGCGTCTGCTTCGTTCTGGTCAACGTCCGCTTGTAAAGTAGCGATTGCGGTATCAGCGTCAGACTCGTTCTGGTCTACGTCCGCTTGAACAGCAGCAATAGCGGAATCAGCGTCTGACTCGTTTTGGTCAACGTCTGCTTGAACAGCAGCAATAGCGGAATCAGCGTCAGCTTCGTTTTGGTCAACGTCCGCCTGTAAAGTAGCAATAGCGGAATCAGCGTCTGACTCGTTTTGGTTTACGTCCGCCTGTAAAGCAGCGATTGCGGTGTCAGCGTCTGACTCGTTTTGGTCAACGTCTGCTTGTAAAGCAGCGATTGCGGTATCAGCGTCTGACTCGTTTTGATTTACGTCCGCCTGTAAAGCAGCGATAGCAGAATCAGCGTCTGACTCGTTTTGGTTTACGTCCGCCTGTAAAGCAGCGATAGCGGCATCAGCGTCTGACTCGTTTTGATCTACGTCCGATTGAACAGCAGCAATCGCAGTGTCAGCGTCTGACTCGTTTTGGTCAACGTCATTCTGAATTACTAAACGAGCAGCTTCTGCCTCTGTTTCATTCTCTATCTTGTGCCAAGCTCCACTATGAGCATAATACATAGAACCATCAGCATGGCTGTGGACTACACGCCCGTGGTTACTGGCAGCGGCAGGAAAAGCACTTTGATCTGCGTAATACCACATACCAGTTGCATGTAATGCATCAATCTCAGTTTTTGAATAGCTGTCGTCATCGGTGTTTAAAGCGGAAACGAGGTTAGTGTAGGAGATTTTCTTGGTCTCTTGGTTTGCGGTATCCACAATAGGGATAAAATCCGCATTGGATGGATCTGTGAGCTCGATAAGCTCTGAAATCTTGGAGTTCTTGGAGTCAGCCATTATAGGGTAGAATTAGTAATTTTTAGTGAAAATGTCAAGGTTAAAATTTCTGTAAGTAGTCAAACTCAGCTTGTGCTATGCTTCCTGCGGACTCTGTAAATGCCATGCCAAGCATACTTTTGATAACATTGCCTACAAGTGGATAACCGCCTCCTGCAAAAGGTGCTATGGCTTTAGCGGTCTTCTCCCCATCTCCACCAATTACTCCTGTAGCTAGGTCAAGTGGAGCTTTAGCTATAGGCGACACAGGTAGAGAACCTTCTAAAAGTTCTAAAGGTATCTCTCCGATACCAATAAGACCCGACTGGCTTAAGATCCTCTGCCAGTCAAATGACGACATATTCATTGGATTGATGGGAGCACGCCCCTTAGCCAAGTCCTTTGTTGCGGTAACAAACCAAGCGGTCGCTAACGACGTGCCAATAAATGCAACCAAGTGCGACATTGCTCGGACGTGGTTTAATTGAGAGCCTGTATACCCATTAGCAAAGCGATTAAATATAACACGGCTAAGACCTAATATAAACGAAGAGTATTGAAACCCTGTTCTCATAACTTCGCCCCCAATAGTTCCTGCTTTAAAATTACCACGGGTAATTGCCTGAGCACCAGCATCAGGCTCAAGAACCGCTTGTTTCATGTAATGCAGGTAGTATTCTCTGAGTTTATTAGAAACGTTAGCGTCTTCAACGGTCTGAGGCATAACACGAGCTATGCCGTCTGGGGCTTCTTTGCTTGCTGATTTTGTTAAAACACTAATCTCTGCATCTGTAAAACCAAAGTTACGTAGGCTTTCAAGGCGCAAGTCATTAAACTTACCTGCTGCAGCTTCCTTGCCAAGACTACGACTTGTCCAGTCTGCAAATGCTTCCTGACCAGCAGCAGTAATTCTGAGCATACCGTTAGCTTCAAACATAAAGGACATAGCTATATCTAGCAGTCCTTTTTCGCCTGACACATCTCCAGTAATCTGCCTGACGTTAGCGTTGTTAACTACGTCGTAGGCTGCTCCCACATCTCTAAAATAGGCAGTCATACCAGACTTGTCTCCCTTAAACTGTCGAGACATTGCTGCTATAAACTGAGGCATAAACTCATTAACGCCAATCTCTGCACCTGTATACTTTAGTGTTGATACACTAAGCGGTATGTCCATAAGAGCAGAAAACCCAGAAAGAGGTAAGAACGCAAGATTACCTACCTTGCGAACACTTTTAAATATGGATGCAAACGAAGCATCTACGGGGTTGTCTAATTCATTGATTAGCAACTTAGTTGTTCCAAGAACCGTGTCATACTTAAACTTGCCAACATTGTCACCACGCCTTAATTCGGCAGCATCTAATGTGTTTTGAATAGTGGTCAATGGCTCGCTTCCAAAAAAGCCAAGAGACGCAATCATCTCTGAGCGGTAACGAATCTGATCCATAAGAAGTTTACCCAAGTTGCCTTCTCCGCTATACTTAGCCAACAGCTTAGCTTCAGCGTCAGCTTTTAAATGCACCATACGAGACTGCTCAAAAGACTTTGCAACGTCTCCGCCCTCTACCACCTCCTTAAGTTCAGTTATACGGTAATACCACTCCTTCAAATATACTTCTCGATCAAACGGTATGTCTTTACCTTCTTTGCGAACTAATACATCTCCGTGGGCTCTACTTGTAGCCTCCCAATCAATGCCACCAAGCATGTCTGTTCTAAACTGGTCAAAGCCTATTTTTTTTATAGCATCGCCAGACCATCTTTGACTCCAGCCCGAAAAGTCAGAACGCACACGGGCATTAGCTCCATAGCGATTAACGGCTACTAATTGGGAGTCACGAACCTTTTTAATAGCGTCAACAAGCTCATCAAAAGCATCAGAGCCCTTCCACTTAGCAGGAGTGTCACCAGTACGCATTGCAACCATAAGGTCAGCAGCGAAAGCATTAACATTTGCGCGTAAGTCTTTACCATAGATTTTAATTGCATCAGCGTTACCCCCTGTTTGCTTACGAAGGACTTCAAGATAGGGACCATGTCCCGCTCCAATGAACACATCCCAAAGACCGTGCTTTTCTAAAACATCGTTTATAGGTTTAGCATCTACAACGATCTGTGCTTTGCTTTTAACGTTAGCAGAAGACTGTGGGTTAAAGCCTGAACGTTGCTGACCATCTAATTGGCTCTGTATCCATTCAATACGTTGCTTAGGACTCTTAAACTGAGTAGCTCCAGCTATAAAATCATTTTGTATCTTACCGTTGCGAACAGCTCTTAGTGTTTCAGAGTTAAATGTTTCGTTTAAAGATTGAAGAACTCTAGCCTTAGCTGTAGACATGTCATTACTTTCTGAAAGTAATATACGTATACTTGTTTTTAAATCTTCAGATAATCCTTTTACATTTAAATCAGCAGTTTGAAAATAGTTTCCAGACTTATTAAAAATGTCATTTATTAAAGATTCTTGGAAATCTTTTTTAGATGCAATGTCTATTACAGTTTCTGCAATATCCGAATAGTTTTCTAGCCCGTTCTGTTCAAGAGCTGTGCGGACGTAAGCTTTACGAGCCACAGCTCCTTTATCGTTAGCTGCGTTGTACCCTTCAGGAGTGCTTAGTATAGTTTGTAGAACAGTAGGATCCCCAAGAACTATGTTAGTCTCGTTAATAAAAAACTCAGATCGGTTATTGTTTAAACTTCCAGATTCGTTAAGATTTCTTTCTAGCGTTTTTTCAGACTCTAAAGCTAGCTCAGATTGCTGAGGTTCTGGTTTGTCAATCTGTTCGTTGTTAAACGTTTCGTTAAGTTGTTTTTTTACGTTCGCAAAGTTCTGGGTGTTTAAAGTGGGGTCTAATGACCCCGCTCCCGCAATTGGCTTAGAAACTCCTGAGCTGTTAATTGCTCCAATAATAACACCAACATCATAAAAAGCTTTTCGATCCCTGTCAGTTAACTTTGATCTATTTAACCTTCTTTCCTTTTTAAGATTTTCCCACACAGAAAGAAACCAATCTCTCAGCTCATTAAACAGCTTAGGGTTCGATGCGTGCATTCCTTTCCAGAACTCGTTATGCCTAGAAGCTTCAGTAACAAACCAAGCTACCCCTTCTTCTTTGTGGCGTGCATCCGCCCAATCGTAAGCTTCTCGTTTTATTTTTGGATCACTAGTATCTTTTCCAAGGCTTCTTAAATAATCAAAATAGAATGTAAGATCGTCATTATTATACTGTCTCCACAGCCCATCATTAAATATTTGGTCTCGTAGTCGAGCATTGTTGCTCACCACGTCAAGGATTTGCTGATACGCTGGTTTAAAATTATCACCAAGATGGTGAACAAGCTCGTGCAAAGCACTAGAAATTGCTGATTCATTCTCACCAAAATGTGCTAGATTAAAAGTAATTTTTGAAGAGCTTCTTTCATACTGAGCTTTAAAACTAGTTTCTGGTTCAGAAATAAGCGAAACTTTACCCTTAAATCCTAATTCAGGTAGTAACATTGCTGCTCCTGCAAATTGATTGGGATCATTGCCTATTTTAGAAAACCTAGTTCTAACATCTGACTGAAATGTTTTTGTATACACTTCTTTAATAGCTTTTCTTCCTACAGTATTTAAATTACGAGTCCCTATGCCTGCAAAGTTTTTTGTAAGAGTTGGAGTGTCTATTTGCAGCCACTTACCAGAAGCACCATCCCAAGAAAACCATTGATTTGTATTTTGACTAAATACTGCTACAGGCTTGCCCATATCCACAGCCATTTGAACTGCCCACCCTGTTCCTCCTTGAGGAATTCCGACTCTGGACCCCTCTCTTTTAATCTCTGTTATGGCAAAAACAGCGTCTGAATTTACAACTTGATAATAGTTTCTGCGTAACAAGTTATTTACATAAGTATTACTTGTTGGAAAAGTTTTTTGTAAGGTTTCATTAGCTTTTACTAAAGCAGAATCTGCTACGTTAGCCTGTTCCTGTGTAACTGGTGTATTACCTTTTGGAGTTTTGTTACCCTCTACGTAGTAATGACGAGAAGTTATACCATATTCCTCTCCAATATTTCCCCATACATCGTCAGCACCTCTTGCGCCTCCAGAGTGATTTACAAAACCTTCTCCTTTTTTAGTTAAAGGTTTACTTTTAACACCTCTACGTTTTTGAATAAACTCTGCAAGTGCTGTTGCGTGGTTGGGCTGAACACTTTCATCATAATACAAAAGCTTTCTGCCGTCTAGCGCACCCGAATCTATTTGAGTTAAAATCCACTGTCTTTGTGCTTGGTTAACATCTGTGTGATCAGTTCCCTCTAGCCACGAACGATACGAGTCAACAGTTTCCTGCAAACCAGCTGTTTTGACAGTGCCCCTATACCCCAGATGACTAAACGGGTTGCCATAGTGCTCGTCAGTCCCTTGTCTTCTAAGAACATTTATACCTTCACCAGATGCTTCAGCTTTTACAACAGCTGCTGTTCCTTTTTTATATGTCACTTCTGCAAGTTGACTTCTAGGAGAATCGGGCACTAAGTCTAAATCAAAATCCATCTCAAGCTGCCTTTGAGAAGCTTCCCATTGATTTCTAATTGCAAGGTCTTCAGGAGACGGGTCCCATCCAGACTCGACTAAGACCCGCCAGTCTTCGTCGGCTAAAGTAAGATGCTCGTTGTTGTCAATAGCATTATATATTCTTTCAATTTTCTCTGTAATTTGTAATTTAAGATCTTCTTGAGAAACACCGCTTGCAGCATCTGAAGCCAATGTGCTCAAAGCCTGATTTGCTACACTTCTCTTAAGCTCTTGAACCGTAACCATTTGCTGAAATCTAGCAGCAGCATCAACTTGGTCTGGAGTCAGCTTAGTTATGTCATCAACATCTTGAAGCAAGAACGAAAACTCTTTGTTCTCTTTAGCAATCTTTTTAGCAGGGGCGTAGAAGTCTGCTAGCTTAAGCGCAGCTTGAGTTGTTTGTCCGTCTTGAAGGAACCTAGAGACAGAGTCTATGTCTTGGTTAAATTTAAGAACTTTATCTTGTTCTTTAAATGCTCTCTTTACTGCAAACGCATTAAACGGTTGTCCTACTACTACGCTAAACCCAAAGTTTACTGCCAAGTCTGCAGAGCTAACGTCTTGGCTAATATACTGCTCAAACCCTCCCCATATGGCTGTTTCGACACCAGATGCAATTGCGGATTGAGTAAAATAATCTGTGCTTACAGCCTTAGCCACCTGCCATCTAGAACCGCTGGCTAACGCCCTTTCACGCCCTGCAGCTTTTGTAGCTTGGCGAATAGCTGATTGTCTAGAAACTTGCCCCATGCCTTTTGTTAAAGCTACCCCTGCATTTTTTATACCTGCCGAAACAATCGCATAAGGAGCTGCTGCAAACAAACTGTCTCCTAGCATCCCTGTTGTAAGATTAGCTCCGAAGTTTACTACTTCCTGCACAACTCCTCCACCGCTAGTATCTTCTTGACTAACTGCTCTTTTTACAAACCTATTAAACCGTAACTGAGTCTGAGTAGGAGTTTCTTTAGGATCATGTTTAAAAGCATCTCCGTAAAAGTTATACCCACTACTGTCAAACTGGTCTTTAGTTAAAGGTTTAAGACCGCTTGCAGCATCCAATGAACCTCCTTTAAACCTAGCAAGAACGTCTGGGATTTGACCTGTAATAACAGCTTCATCAAAACCTTGATTAAGTGATTCTTTAACTTGAGTACCAAAAGGAGCAATTTCGTTTACTCTGGGAAGCCTTTGTACAGAGTTAGGATTAGCTAATCTATACAGCCTCTGGTCTATACTTAATTCTTCTTTATTTTCCATTTTTTAATAAAAACCGCCAGTTGACATGCTTTGGACGGAGGGATTAAAGCCTCTTTTATTTAATTGCTGTAAGCTAAGTGTTTGTCTGTCTTCTGATTTATTAAGATCTAATTCTTCAAACGGTTGCAACACTTGATTTTCATAAACTCTATCGTGCACTTTATTTACAGGGAACATAAAAGGCTTACCTGATGCTAAAATAAGATCATCATATACGTTATTATTTAAAAAACGAGGCACGATGTATTCAACATCGTCAATAGTATGTGTCTTAGATAAATCTACCATAGGATGAGTTTCTGTGAACTTGTTACTAGCAAATACACCTTCAATGTATTTGTCTATCTGTTCTTTTTTATCAATATCTATGCCAGAAAGAGCTCCTTGTAAGGCTGGATTATTTTTAGCATATTCTAAAAGCTGTAACCTACCTGCAGCTGGTATGTTTTGGCTTAGTAAAGCATCCCCAAAAGCTTCTTTGGTTGCTCGTTCGTATATTGGACCAAAGTATCTAGATTCTGAGGTTAGCCCTGTAGAAACATCTAAAAAACTCATCCCACTAGTGTGTATAGCTTTTTGTTTTTTATTGGTGTAGTCAAATTCAGGTATTCTAATTATTGATCCGTTGTTACTAAAAAATGTGTGCCCCATAAAAGAAACAAATTCTTTTTGGTCTCTAACTAACTTACCGAGTAACGCTTGAGCATTAACGTTTGGGTTTGCAGTAAGCATAGATGAGGCAATCATCCCCAGCTCTACATCCTCATACATTTTTGCTAAAGCTGGATTACGGGACCTCTCTGCTGCCAGCCTTTGTACCCCAAAAGGAGTAGTTGCTCCTAAAGAGACAATCTGAGTGTACATTTGGCTTGGAGCAGAGTGATGCAGAGTTTTCTTTCCATCCTCATCTGTTACTTCAAGAGGAAGTCCACTGTAAATGTCTGTGCTTGTATCTAAATATGAGAGAGCTTTTTCTACTGTCCCATTACCTTCTAACCGCATTCCCGCTAAAACGCCTATAACGCTAGAATCTTTATTAGAACTCGTTAAAGATCCAATAGCTGCAATAACTGAACTTTCAGAGCCATTAAGAGATATGAACTCATCAAGGTAGTCTATTTTTTCATTAGACCTCATTTCTGAAAAAGAAACTTTTCCTTGATTGGGCATAACAGCAAACCCTTGAACACCTGAAAACAACTCCCTATACTTTGGGTGTTTTCTGTGAGATTCTGTGATACTGTGCAACTGCAGCCATGCCTCTGCTCGAGTATTAACATCAACTGACTTGTCATTGACAGTTTTCCAAGCTTTTCCATAATCTCCGCTAAGGCGAGATAACACTGAGAAATCACCAGTATCTAGACCAGTTTTAATCACATCATACTCTTCAGTAGCTAAGGCTACAAGCTGTTTTTGGACATCGGCTTTTCCGAGAAAAGCAGTGTTATCTGAAATTATCCTACCGTCTAAGCCTCTGAGAATAAAAGCTTCTGGGGATATGGTATACTCTCCTGTTTCTATAAACGACTTTAATGAAGCCGCTACATAGGATATATCGGTATCAATAGCTAGCCCCAGAAAATCATCGTCTTCAGTAAAATCAGCTTGTGCTCTACGAGCTGATATAGCAACTATTGGTTTAATTAATTTCTTTGCATCAGACTCAGTAGCTTCTCCTGACAACCCGTTTACTAAACCTTCAGATAAACTAAATAAAGAATTTCCTGTAGGAGTATATATACCAGTAACAGGGTCTGCTTTATTTTCTGAGGCTAGCGAAACTACTTCGAGGTTATTAATAATCCTAGCGTCAGATACTTTATGAGCTGCGCTTTGTGCCTTGTCACCTGCTACCCCCAACTTAGCCTCATACACAGCTATTTTAGCCAAAGCAGTATTTACATGTTTTGTTAATACTGGGTTATTTTCTATGTTTGGATTTAAGTTAGCAGAGTCTGGAAGGTCTAAAATTGCCTGTTTAATAACTCCAAGTTCCAAAGTCTGCTTTGCTACGTCAAGATCAGGTAACTTCTCTAGGGTAGTAGTTAAAGTAGCCTGAAACGCAGCAAACAGTAATTTGTCTGAAGCTGTTCTGTCGTTTAATCCTTCAATGATCGACCCCAATTTTGGAGTAAATGTTTTACGAATACCTTGAGCAGAGCTTACAACATACTCTGAACTAGCTGGGTTTACTAATGCCTGATTAGTGTAGTCTGCTGCAGCAATCTCTTCCTTTACTGCTTTTAATTGATTTATGTTCTGATTAACAACTACAATGTCGGCTGAGTGCGCTTTATATCTGGCTTGTAAAAGAGTTAAAGAGTTACCATAGTAACTCTCAGGGACTTCCCCTTCTGCGTCTATGCTAGAGTAATCAAAACTTGTATATTTTTCTACGGAAGCTTTAGCTCCAGATATCTGTTCTAGTGAAGCGTTTGGATTTTGTAGGGTGGACTGTAACACCCTAAAATCGCTGTCCATTTGAGTTTGGAATGCTGTCGAATTTGTTGCTGCTAACTGCTTAGAAACATTGTCATTCTTAGTATGAATCTTTTGAGCAAGATTCCCAGCAGCTTGACCCGCTTGACCAATGCCGCGAGCCAGTCCTTCAAGCCCCGACTTAAAACCTATGTTGGGGTCAAAGACCTCTTGAGATACAGGTCCTGTTGTTTTAGTATTTGCTGATAAATTTATAGCCATATTATATTACTCCGTCGCTCTTAAATTGCCCAGCCATTCCAGCTGCTGAACTTACGCCCCCAATAAGTGATCCAATGCCAGCTGTCATAGTAGCACCTGCTTGGTTTTCAAAGCTAGTTGCTCTGTTCTCACCCGCAGTCAGCACATTAGCAGCTTCGTAACTCCCAAGAGAAAGACTCCTTCTGCCTCCAGCTCTAGACAAGTCAGCTTGCTCTCCAAACTGATACCCCTTTTCTGAGTAACCTGCAGATAGCTTTGCAAGAGATAAATTGTATGAACCCTCTTGAGCGTTAAACAAATCTTCAAAACTACCTTGAGTAGAGAAAGCATTGTTAATATACGAAGCCTGAGCTTCTTCTATTTCGTTATTAAATTGCAGCTCTTTTTGTCCAAACTCAGCTACAGTCTGGCTCTTGTTATATTCAGCCACACCTGCTTGATACTCTGCGTCTTGTTGCTCTGCCTGACGCTTCTGGTATGCGATCTTAGAGTTAACCTCCGCCTGAGCACGAGCAGAGTCTGCTTGATACTCCTGAGCTTTAGCCTGTCTCTGTGCGCCAACGTAAGACACTCCTGCCGAGGCTACGGAACTTGCAATTGCTGCGTATGCTAAATATACTTCTAAACCCATGATTGTTTAAGGATTAAAGTCTGTCTTAACTACAAGAGAGACTAAGGTTAATGGATAGGGGCGATCGTGTTTTATTGTGGGGACTTTGTCCACACCAAAAAGTGATCCGCGAACAGGTAGGTCTTTTCCAAAGCCTGTATAAAATCTGTCTACTTTGTCTACACCTTCAAGCATCAAACCGCCGTCTTCTTTTAAAAGGTATGTAGACTCTTCTTCTAGTAAAGCTTCTGGAGTTTCTTTATTAAAGCTGACATACTCAAATTTATCATCAACTCCTATAGAGTATCCGACTGAGTTGTATACATAGGGGCGTACAGATATTACACGAGAGTCTCCGCCATAACTGCTCCCCAACTGAGTTGCCCATGTATTAATAGTCAAACCAAGAAGACCCGTGTAGACTACGCCTATAAGAACATGATCGGTCTTAGGAAGACCTGTTACACTAACAAGCCCTGAAGCACCTACGGTGAAATTTCCTCGGTCAACCCCATCGGTAATTACTCTGACGACATCTCCTTGGGAATAACGATTAGATACGTCCAATGAGTCAGCAATAGCTGTAGTGGCTGAGCCTGTAGCTGGAAACCTAATATGAGAGTCTAAGAACAAAGCTTTGCCTTTAACATCTGCATTTTCAGTAACGTCTCGATAATACGGAGCCATAACTTCGTAGTCATATCTATTACCATTCTTTACAGTAATCCAAAGTTGATCTTCTCCGTCAGCCAAGTAGCCTTTACGAAGAACACAGATATCTTTTACTTCCCCAGCGCACTCAATCTTAGACCATGCGTAGAAATCTTCTTTTTTGTGGTAGGTCAGGCAGTAAATTTTTCCACCCTTAGTTAAACACCAGATTCGGGGCTGTGGAGTGTGTGCATACTCAATTCGAATAATTGGATCATTCAGAAATGTGGGATATACTAGCTTTGTGATATCATTTGTATTTGTAGCCTGCACGTTAACGTCGTGGACAAACTCTAAAAGTCTACCTCCCGAGATATCAGCAAAGAACACCGCTGAACCTACGGCAACTGGTGGGGTCTTAGCACCCTCTGGATCTTCGAGCTCTATTCGTATATTCTTAGGACTAACAGCGGCTGTAAATTCGTTAGCTGTTAACTTGTATATACCGTTATCAGTACCAATGGTAAGTGCCTTTGATGACGCTAGCCATCTAATTGTTGCGCTAACATTACTTAATGGGTACGACAAGCCAGTAGTGTCCAAAACATCGCCGTCATATTCAGCAGTCCTAAAGTCCGTGTCATCTTCGTTCTTGCTCATCCACACATAATTGGGTGAGTCATAACTTCCCGCATACACACGACGTTGCTCAAAGAACGCAACGGATTGTGGTTGGTTATTTGCGTACCAAGCTCCCATCCTAAAAGACCTGAACACTCCGTTGTTCTCTATCTTTCCTGTGAGTTGATTTTTAGGGACTGAAGACAATATATCAACTGTTGCAGAAGTAACACCTCCAACAGCAGTGATTTTTAAAGTTACAAAGTTAGTTCCTAGCTTAGCAAAGATAAAACGCCCTAAGTCACTCGGTCCAAATAATGATTTGCTAGCAGAGAGCGTGGCTGTGTGCGACGCAACGCCAGTTGGGTCTGTAACTACGTCGAATACTGAGATAACCCCTTCTGTTGCAATAAGATTGCCATTGGGGGGTGTTGTTAGAGCTCCACTAGCATCCCGACTATAACCTGAAGTGTTCTCTACAATCTCGGGGATGTTATTGGGAGTGCTATCGGATGAGTGGTAGCAATCAACTACGTCAAACTGTTTCTGTGTTGAAAGATTACCAATGTGAGTTGCTGTGTCTGCTGCGAAGCCAGAGAAAACATGGTTAAAGGAAAAAAGTCTACTGCCGCTAGATACAACTTTGCTTGAGACTATTTGAGTTATACCTGAACCAGAAATTGACTTAACGTCAAAGGAGTCATTTGCATAGGATCTATAAACCGATCCGCTGTCATAGTTGCTTTCTTCATCTGCGTCTACTCCTGATATAAACTCAACAGGGTAGTCGCTAGTACCTAAATGCTCCTTGATCTTATACCAGCGAGTGCGCTCATCAAGAGGAGTGACTATGTCAAGAGACAGCCTCTCGCCTCCTGCGCGTAAGTAACTATTTATTTGATTAGGCGAAAACACAAGAGTGCTTGATCGCACGTTTACCGAGTTTGGTTTAACACTTTCAAACTTGTAGTAATCATGCGTGGCATCCACCGCTACTGTAACATCGGTTCTATCTGCTACTGAAAGTCGGCAAGCTGTATCTTGTATGTTAACGACTGAATCAACTGGATCTACGTATACAATACTGCCCGTTGGGTTTGGTATACGGGAGTTAATGTTGCTATTAACAACTTTACCCAAAGACCACTGGTTATTAACATAATACTCCACATACCAGTCAGTTTGGTTTGTAGTGTCGTCCCCTGATGGGGTGCTGGCAACAATCCAGTCAAATTCTGCAGCATTACTAGATTCAATCCGTATATACTCTTGTCGAGGACCTAAAGACAAAACAGTATCAGACGTGTCTGTGTTTAAAAAAGGGTGCGACGTAAACTCAACTTCATTAAGAGACCAAGAGTCATCTCCTAACTCGTATACTGCGTCTGCGAGCAGTAGTCGATTAACGCCGTGTATTGTGATTTCGGCTGCATCAGTTTCAGTGGAGGATAAGCCGTCAACGCCTACTGCTCCGTTGTAATTTATCGTTGCATAGTCACTTGGTAATAAAGTGCTGGTCTCATACTGCACATCTACAGTCAGTGTTCTGGGAGTGTGTCGTCCGTGACATATATACAGTATGTCTGTTTCCGAACTCCAACGTACTTCGTCTAGTTCATTGAGCCTATAAGGAGCAGCAATCTGTGTTAACTGCAAACCGTCGGAATTGTATATGGTCAACTTTAAGTCGGAAAGAACAATACGGTAAGACCTGCCATCCGAAAGAGACATGGCAATTGATTTGGTATTGTCAGCGTCTGCTGAACCTGCGTGACGAAATCCGTCTCGGTATAAAGCAGGTCCCTGCAAAGTAGGGAAGAAGTTAGTAAATGGCTTAGCTGACTTCTGTAGACGCTCAATATCAACACGACCCAGAATATGGTCGGTTACAAGTCCTCCGCTAAAATCAGTTGTTACATTCCTATACTTTGCCATACATTCTTCGAGCTGTTATAAACTTAGAGGTGGTTTCGTTTATGTATTCCTGAGCGGGTCCTTGTCGTGCAGACAAGACTCTTGCTCTAGATAAAGCTCGTATATACTGCTTTTGTAAATCAACTGATCTTGTCTCAGATCCAGACAGCTCTACAACGATGCTCTGCGCTATGTGTAGGCAGATCAACTTATTTAAATATGCAGGTAATGTTACCAAATTAGTCGGCAAGTATGAGTAGTAAATTGTAAGAGTTGAGTAGTTACACAGAATCGTGCCACCCTCTGTATAGTAGTCTGTGATAATATTACCATCGCCGCTGACTGCTTTAATAAAGATATTTAAATCTGAAGGTAATGTAAATGAATGGCTGTAATCATCATCTGTGAATGCAGTCCCTGTTAGTTTTACTCGTTTTCTGTTGTAGCCAAAGATGTTGTCTCCGAACACTTCAAGGAAAGCTTGATCGAATGCACCATCAACAATCTCAAAGGTAGACGAACCGTCGTCTAGCCTGTCAAGATGGTAGCTCCCTACCATGCGGAGAGCTGAGTTTATTATGTCGAGTTTTAATGCCATAAAAAAGAGTAGCCTCCCCCGAATTTTACAGGGGAGGCTACAAATGAGTTTAGACCTCTGTGCAGCGAATTTCGCCAGCGACCTCACCCCACATACGAGATGCATCAGCACAAAGCTTGAAGTACAAGTATGGGATGTTCTTCTTAGAGGTGTCACGCCAGATATCACCCTTGAGGGCAGTACCAACAGACATCTTAAGAGCTTTTGGAACGGATACGATAACACGACGCTCATCAGATGCAGAACCCGTAGTAAGCGGAAGACGCTCACTAAGGATGAAACGATAGCCCATGAATGTTGTAACTTCACCTTCAGCAAGAGACTTGCGAACTGCATAGTCGGAGTTGATGATTTTGTCCTCAGTCAAGAGATCTTCCATTTGCTTGTGAGTAACAAAAGCGTTCAAGACAGTGTCCTGATCAATCGCCTCTAAGCGTTGCATAGTGGAACGAAGACCCTTGAGTTTTTCAAGAGTTAAACCAGTACCTGCACTAGCACCTACAGCTGTACCATCGAATTTGGCTCCGACAGAAACACCTTCAGTTCCAACTACTCCTGTAGCTGTAGCAGCACCTAGAGTATAGATACCACCTGTTGCAGCGATTTTATTAGATGAGCCATTATTATTACCGCCAACAGATACAGTAGTACTACCTTCATCGGTAGATGCAGTTACATAATTAACAGCAGTGCCACCCGACTTGCCTGTGTTGGCAGTGCCGAAGTAGTTCGAAATGATGATATCGTCAACCTGACGCTTGCCAGAAGCTAGCATAGCTTGTGTGTAAGCATTCATTGGATCAGTAAGAACCCGCTTGAGGTCTTTCTCATCCACATACTTGCCAAGCTCGTAGTCCTTAAGTCCAAGACGACGGCGGTTGTTTTCGATTTCACTCTGAGGGTTGACATCGTAACGACCAGTATCCTCGGTCATTGCGGCTGCCTCGCCGATGCGGTCAAAAAACTGGAACTCAGAACTCTGAGATTCAGTTTCGAAGTAAGGCTGAAGCTTTGATTCAGTCTGTTGATAAGCTTGCTCGAAACCCGCGCGAAACGAGTCGTAGTAAGCAGCTTCTATAAAGTTTTTTCCGTTTGATGCGGTGGAGTCACTATAACCTTGATCACCTACTGGTAGTCCCATAATATATAAAGAATTGAATTAATATTGTTAAGTTAAGTTTTTCAACGAGCTGCCCTCTCGGACTCATTTAGTTTTACGGAACCAACGGCTTTCTAAAGCTGTTCACTGGACCTAAAAAATAGGCTACCCAGCATGTAACTGAGTAGCCTATTATAAGTAAGATGTCAAGTATTAATTACCGTACATGTCGGAATACAACTTAATTCTTTTCTCCAATACCTTCTCTCTCTTAGCTTTGTCTGCCATAGATAAAGAAGACGGGTCAGTCATTATCAACTGCTCGTTGGTTGTGTCCAGATCTTGAATCTGAGCTTTAAGTGATTGGATGCTGTTATCCTGTCCAAACGGAGATGTCGGACTAGACCCAGCAGTGGGTAAAGCATCACCAGAAATCTCAGAGATCTTATGAAACAGCTTCAGTACCGCTGGGTGGTTTGCAACCACAGGGCTCCACTCAACTAGTTCTGCCAGCTCAGGTATCTCCTGAGAAAGCGCATCAAAAGTCTGGTTTGCTTGCTTCATGTTAACTTCAAACTGGTTACCCCAGTGTTCCGCCATATCAGCACCAAATTTACTAATGGTGTCTTTGTTATAGGTGTCGAGGTTGTTTCGACCTTCTAACTCCATCTCAGTGTATCTAGAAAACAGAGCGTCAAACTGCTTCTGAGTAAGACCTGCTTCATTTGCAAAGTTAGTCAGCTCTTGGATAGACTCGTCACTGTGCTGGGGTAGCTCCATCTGATCATAGTCTTCGGAGACAGAAACTTCTTCAGGGATCTTATACCCATCTTTAGGTCTTAGCTCAGAATTAAAAGACTCCCACTCTTCGTCTCCCCAATCCTCTTGAGGTGATTGAAGACGCTTAGTGCCAAGAGCACTTTGAGCATTAACCAGTTGGTTTGCCAAAGCATCAAAGGACTTAGTGTTCTGAATAGTCGGATTGTTTTGGAGCTCTTCTGGAAGAGACTGAAGAAGCTGGCTATACGCGTCTACGTCGGGGCTAGGTTCGGGAGCTGACTCGCTAGCAGTTCCGCTAACTATGCCACCACCTAGACCGCCACCAGATGTGGGTGCTTCGCTTTCTTCTTCTCGTAGTATGTTATGTAGTTTAATCATGATTTTCCTGCTCTATTATGTTTATCAGTTTATGCGGATCGTCTTGACCCATTAAAGATAAAAAACTCATTGCTAACCTACGCCGCCCTTCGCACTCTCTCAGCTTGTTGTTGTCCGAGTGAAATACGGGCTTGGTTACGTGGCACTCCTTAAGGAATACCTTAAAGAAACGCTTTCCTTCTGGCGTGCTTAAGATCGTATTAAGATCATCCCTAAGCTCTCCGCGTTGACGCAGACGAGCATAAGCATCTACTGCTTTGTCTAACATTAAATATTAAGTAATTGTCCTACGCCTTCTGGGTCTGCTTGTCTTGCTTGTGCAACATCCTTCATGGCTCCTGCTACGTCTGGCATAGATTGAGTCATTTGGGCTGCTTGTTGTTGTTCAGCTTGAGCTGCTTGTTGTTGCTGCATCTCTTCGCTAGATTTAATAACAGATGGGCTGATGTTTCTGTATTTAGCATAACTGTCCAAGAGCTCGCGCTCGTTGACGGCTTGTAAAATCTCAGGCTTAACATTAGCCAACGGTGTGATGTCCTGCATAAATGCACTAATGTCCGAAAGTCGGCTTGCAAACTGAGCTTGTGAGCTTGGACTCGCATAGGCAACCTCTAACTTAGCCCCGTTCAAGCTGGACGGTATATCAGGTAGCTGTCGTCTGCGGTTCAAGAACATAAAAGTAGACTCGACTGCAGGAGCAATATACTCAGACTCCATGCGGTTGAGTAGTGGAGAGAGCTGTTGTAACATCTGACCGCGAGTATCCTGAATCTCTAAGATACTCTGACGCTCACGTTTCTGCTCGCGAATAATCTGGTCTACAAAGAATGCTCTTTGGATTGAGGCTTTATAGGACTCAATCATCTGCATCACATACTGCGGCTGAGAGCCGTTCATTATTGGCTGGGGTTTTTCACTTCCAGCTTCATGGAACATAATCTGACGTGCACCATACTTTATAGGAAGTAAGATGCTGTCTTCTTCTGCAGTAAGTGTGGGGGCGTTCAGATACTCAGCAGAAATCATCACTTCCTTCACCATCTTGTTCAACACACGGATGTGAGACAAGCAAGTCATCGCGGGACTGCGCCCGTAAACTTCGTCAGACTGTTTAGCCCAGCGGGGTACTAGAAATGTAAAGTAGCTGGAACCGTCTTGGCGGATGGGTGCTTTAAGGTCTGGGCTCCAATAAGTAACTTTGAAAGGTCTTTCCACGCCGATACGTCCGCCCTTCTTGGCTCGGGTATCTTGGTTGGGCTCGATAGAGTATACTAATTCCCACTTCTTATTCTTATCTTTGTCAGAGAACCCTTCTACGTTTACGACTTCTGGGAGTAACCCCACTAGCTGACGAGTGGTCTTAAAGCATCTATAATAAACTGTATTAACTTCGCCATGCTCATCTACATCGAAGAACACGTCAGAGAGGGGTCTCGCGCGAAAATTTACAACTCCTTTAATGTCTGACATCTGCACAGGAGATGTTCCGTACGCTCCTATGTCTAAGAAACATTCGTGGCTTGCTCCGTAAAACTGAGACTGTGGCAACGCAAACTCGTGGAAGATACGATCGGTAACGGTGTTTAAATAAGTATGTTGCTCCTTATTTAACTCAGAGTTCTCGGTGTCTTGTACTCGAAGATACATCCACTTCTCTGCTTTTGGAATTAGATTGGATGACAAGCCGTTGGCAAACATCTGGTTTGACCAAACGGCTGTGTCATCATGTATATCTTTAGAACCATCGTTCTTGAAGTTAGCTCCGTGGTCAAACTCAGGTGAGTTCGGACGAACATAGCGTTGAGTATCCTTAAGCATACCATCTAGGCTGCTCCTAAGGAGTTTCAACTCTTCATACCGTGTCCGTAACCTGACTACTTCAACCATTTTTTTAGCTAAATTTCATTCCGCCGCCTAAACCGCTACCGCCTTGTTTCTGCTTTTGAACATACGCAGGTTGTTTAGCTCCGCGTCGTTGCATAGAAGTAGGAGCCACAACTTTACTGCGCTGCGTAGCTGGTTTAATAGCCCTAACCGCAACTGGAGTTGGTGGTGGAGGGGGTGGTGGAGGGGGAGGAGGAGGCGGTGGTCTTTTTGGTTTTGATCCCATAGCTAGTTATACGTTTTAATTTGTCCCATGAATAGGACTTAAATTCAGATTCTACTCCGTCTTTATTACGCATGAAGCAGACTTTGTCAAGTTTATACGGAGCAATCTTAAACAAAGTCTGAGCGAAGCCATCCATGCATTGTTGCCACGCAACATGCCAGTAGTTAGCTACTTTCTTAGACTCAGGATTCATTGGGTCTTCGTAATCAATATCCTCTACTAGGATTAAGTATCTAGGTCCCGAAAAAATAAATCGCTTATGGTGCGGGGGGCAGTTGAGGTAGTAGTCCAGTAGCTCAATAAACTCCATTCCCTGAGCATGATACATAACAGTCGCCTGATCAATAAGAGACAGGGTCGTGTATACCTGCTCACCAATTGACTGGTTGGATTGTGTAGCTGGTGTCTCGTTGTTTGTGTTTTCCATATCCTTGTTTGTTTTCTTTGAGCCCCATAGCTAGAGTTCTAAACGCATCAGCTCCGTGTGAGCTTGAGTCGTGCACGGGGGTTTTCCTATAAACTTGTTTGGAGCTATCCCACTCCTTGTGGTAGCCCTTCAAATGTTCCAGCCCCAGAGTACAACCAGTTCTTCCAAACCAACAGCGGGGCAAAATATTTCTGACAGCTTCGATACCGTCTTGCACAGGTAACTTACGCACAGGAGTAAACTTCAACCCCAGAGATCGTGCGACTTCCAGTCGACTCTTACCTGTGCCGAGTTCTCTAACCTTAATATCGTGGGGCGCGTAGTGCTTACCGTAGGTCACACCCTTCTGGACAGCCCACCTCTGCAGCTCTCGAGCGTAGTGTGGAAAGCCTTCTCCACTATTCTCGTAGTAGTTGACTAGCCGAAGCTCGCTCTTATACTGCTGAAAGAACCATATACTCGTAGAGTCATCCATACCTAAGTCCCATGCGGTGTGCACAGGGAGGGCTGTCTCTGGGTTAAGCTCCTGCAGAATCTGCTTGTTCTTATATAGCCTCGATATAATCGGACCGTAGTAAGAACCTTCGATCGGAGTTTTGAACGAGCACATATACTCGGACTGAAATCGTGCTTCGTTGTTAAGCTCATCGCGAGCCTTACGTAGATCGTCGGGGGCAATAGCCTTCGTGTCCTTAACTGACAGGTGGCTGTCGAACCAACCCTTAGTGGCTTGCGCTTTTAGTAGTAGCTTATAAAAATGATTCTCACCGCGAGGAGTACCGTTGAACAGAGCCCACCCGCCGTTCTCCGCTAGGATGGGGTTAATTAACTGCCACGCACTAGGGTCGGAGATGCTAAACTCAGAGAAGACAACGCCAATAGGGTTAGCACCCACCATCTTATCAGGGTCATCAGAACCCAGCAGTTGAATGACTGAGCCATTAGTCAGGTGCAAGCGCATCTCCTGCTCACTCTTTTTTTCTACCAGCTCCTTGGGGAAGTAGTCGATAAACTTCTTGCCCTCGCCAGTCATGCCGTTCCACACAATCCGACGCGCCTGATTACCGTAGGGGAGCACATACCAGTAAGTGCCCACGCGTTGCATAGCTTTGATCGCCATGATGTTGATACACGTCAGATCCTTACCAGCTCGTCGATGCCAAGCAACACAGGCTCGCAAACCACGATCGGGTTTGGTCATATACTTAAGGAGCGGTAGTTGGTATGGTCTAGGAGACCAACCCTGAGCTGGGACAGTTACATTCAAAATTCTTCCTCCTCGTCTTCCTCTTCTATCTCTACCTCTTCCCAAGTTATACCCATGGGATCACTGGTCATATCTACGGCAGTTTCATTTAGCAGCATTCGACCTACCCTTTCGTTAGTGTAGTCGTAGTATAAATCTCCATCGTCATCTAGGATTATAAACATATAGTTTGAGAAGTGCTCTCCAAGGTTGGCGCGTATCTTATTAACTAGGTCGTCGTATTGGCTATCAATCGCCATTCTTGTCCTCCTCGCTTACAAACTCGTCATAGTCTTCTAGGTCTACCACCTCTGACTCTACATGTTTCATGAGCTGGTCTTGGGTGAGCTTAGAGAAATCCATAGTTATAACCTTCATCTCGCCAGACACAGTAGCCGATATGTCCACGCTCTTTAGCTTGGGCTGAGTGTAGCTGGCTAGCTCCTTCCAGATAGAGATCCTCTCCTTCAGGGGTACTTCGTCATCTGAAGTAAAATTCATTAGCTCCTCTATGGGGTTAATCCCCTTCTCCGCAAACAACGCCAGTAGAGCCTTACGCTGCTGGGCGGGTGTGGGCGCATTGTTCATTGCCTCTAGGAACTGTTGCTTTACAGTCAACTCCTTCTCCACCGAAACAAGATCCTTCTTTGCCTTTTCCATATCCTTCTCTGCCTTCATCTTCTTTCGGGTGCAAGTAGTGCGCTTAACCTCACGCTTCTTCTTAGCTTGGTCAGGAGGGACACCGTTAGAGGTCTTTCTTTTGTCTGCGAATGGGTCTCGACTCTTTGGCATGTTCTGAGACTATTAAGCTTGTATCATTGGATGTCAAGCACATTGTGGGTCGTATAGCATGTAGCATAATAACAGGGTTCTGGTTCCAAAAGTACATGTTAGTACATGTTAAACCAGCTGTTTTACCCCTAGTGGCGATTGTTAACTATACTGATAATAAGGGAGTTATATACTGTAAGTACATAAAGTACACTTTTCTAAGGGGTGTGTTAACAATTATAATTATCTAGGAAAAAAGTGTATAATGTGTACTAAATTACGTAAGTCGTTGATAACTCTAATACTTTATAACAGACAGTTTCAGAAATAAAGCGTACTAAGGGTGTACTTTGATGTACTGAATTCTCAAAAACTGAAAAATAGATCTGCAGGTTGTTACCCCTAGTTTGTTTTCTGGAGCGTTCCCCCTATGCCCCCCCTTTCTTTTGACCCTGAGCATTACTATTCCTCGGCTGGCTCCGCAACATGTTCCGTTGGACCATGTTGCTCTCTGCCTACTCACATTGCCCAATGAATCTGGCTTTGCACAGATGTCATTGACCAATGCTCGTGCTCCAGCTGAATCCACACACAACTCTGCGTCACGTTCCGCGACTTGGTTGCGTATGGCTCCAGCTTCCGCGCTCACGCACCACGCATTTCGCTCCATTGCTCCACGATCCATGCACCTACGGATCCCAGCGTCCCAGAGCCATTGTATCTAGCGATACTATGTCTCTGTTAGCCAGCAACTTGCGTTGCATTCAGCACCCTGTTTCATCGACTGCGTCGTTTCACAGGGTCTAATCGTCCTCTGTCCCAGTGTTTATGCGGGGCTACTATCATTCGTAGCACGTAACAGTTGATCTTGTCTCACTCTCTCCATTTCGCTCGCAGTTACGTCAGCTAAAGCTGACCAATGTTGCCTCGAAACCGCATATTCTGGCTCCGCAAGCTCCACCAGAAATGCTTTACTTGCAGTGATGCAAGTAAGCAAGATCACTCTTTCAATCGAGCAGAGTGCCCTCACACAACAAATTCTTCACTGCAAGGTCGTTCATTTATGACCTCAGCCCCATTATAACTCCCTTCGGTCGTGGGGGGCTGACCGCTGAGCTAAAGCTCAGGTGGCAAGGGTCATAACCTGCTCCACCTTGACGCAAGCGTCGTTCAGACTCCCTGCGGTCGGTTGTGTCTCTCTAGATACAGCCATAAAATATACGGGTTGGATACCCTACTATCATGCAGTACGCATACAAAACAGCTGTTCGACGATTCGGTTGCACATTCACATTCATTCACATACCTGACCACGGTATTGAGCTTACAGTCACAGGCGATCCCGAGACTGTCGAAATGATGGACGATTACTTAGCATTCAAGCTTCCTGAGTATGCTCAATACCTACCTGCCAGCGGTCTGCGTTACAGTCCAGCTGTTCTTCCTCACTCTTTCAACCTAATGAGCATTATGCTCCTCAACACTAAATAATATGAACAC